ATGGATCCCCGCATTCGCGAGGATGACAAATGGATCCCCGCGTGCGCGAGGACGACGGATGAACGCGGGGACGACGTGGGTCAGTGCCGTTAGACCTGCAGTGGTGCTGTGCCTGTGGGGGCGGTCCAGTTGTCGAGCGCAGTGCGGATGGTCTGCAGGGTGACGGGCTTGGGCACATGCATGTCAAAGCCGGCCTGTTCGCAGCGGTGAACGTCTTCGGGCATGGCGTTGGCGGTCAGCGCCAGGATGCGGGTGCGGGCGGCCACGGGGCCTGCTTCGCCGGCCCGTATGCGGCGCACGGCTTCGTAGCCGTCCATGATGGGCATCTGGCAGTCCATGAGCACGATGTCGTAGTCTTGCTGGCGCAAGGCTTGCAGGGCCGCGAGGCCGTTGTCGACCAGGTGGTGTGATGCCCCCAGTTTGTCGAGCATGGCCAGGATCATTTTCTGGTTGAGGGCGTGGTCTTCGACCACCAGCACGCGCAGGCTGGAGGGGTGGGGGTCGCTGGCAGGGGATTGGCCACTGTCATCGCTTGCCGAGCCGCTGTCGCCGTGTCGGGGGACGATCGGGTTCAGGGGCAGACTGAACCAGAAGCAGGAGCCTTGTCCGGGGCTGCTGTCGACACCGATGCTGCCGCCCATGGCTTCGATGAGGCGTTTGCTGATGGACAGGCCCAGGCCGGTGCCGCCGTGGTGCCGTGTACTGGAGTCGTCGACCTGCGAAAAAGGTTTGAATAGCAGGGCCTGCTGAACGGACGAGATGCCAATGCCAGAGTCGTGGACTTCGCAGCGCCAGTGCTGGCCGTTACTGCTGGCAAGCAGTTGAACCTGTCCCGTTCGAGTGAATTTGATGGCGTTGTTGAGCAAGTTGTTGATGATCTGACGAATGCGGTAGGGGTCGCCTCGCAAGGTGTTGGGAAGCTCGCTTGAGAGTCTTGTAATAACCTGCAGGCCTTTCGCCTGCGCTGCCGCAGCGTGCAGCTGTGTGCAGTTGTGGATGAGATCCGAAATGTTTATTGACTCGTCACGCAGTTCAAGCTTGCCCGCCTCTATCTTTGATAGGTCTAGGATCTCGTCTATCAGCTGTGTGAGTGAAGAGAGATGAGATAACTCCAGGGGGAGTAACGAGATAAATCCGGGAAGAGGCTGGAACAATCGGGAAGAAACGGGACGGCCTATGAAAAACATTTGCAACGGGCGAAAATAATAACCGGCCCGAAAAAATGGGCCAAGTCAGCCCAGCTTCCCATCCACCAGGTCACGCATCAAACCCAGGATCGACTCGCTGGCCTTCGGGGTCAGCTCCAAGTCGGAGCCCTTCATCCGCATCGGCAGGTATGGACGGGCCGGGATGGTCACCTTGCGGCCTCGGCCAGCCTGGCCTCCGAACTGATGAATCGCCGCATAGGGCTTGGAGACAGAAAGGCCCGCCTCCTTCCCGCTGCTGAACGGCTGCACGCTGGCTGCCAGGCCACCGGCTGACACCTGGAGCATCTTTCCGGGCCAGTGGCCCTTCTTCTCGCGCTGCCGGATGGTGGACAAGGCCAGCTTGGGCCACTTCTGGCCGTCGCCCTCTTTTTCAAAGGCTGTTTCAGTCAGTGAAAGCAGCTCGACCGAGATGCCGCGCATGAGCGGCTGCGGGTTTTGCAGGTGGCGCTGAATGGCCGCCAGCTCGGCGGTCACTTCGTCTTTGACCTGCAGGCGCAGCTCGCTCACTGATCGCTCCCGTGGTAGTCGGCTGCCGGGTTGTAGTCCCAGCCAGCGTCAGGCTGGAAGGGTTTGTCCATGCCCGGCAGCGCCAGGCGCTTGACCTTCAGCACAGAGCCGTCACGCTGGGGAACATCGACCTGCTGCACATAGCCGTCGCCGGTGCCGACCACCAAGCCGTCGCGCTGCAGGGCGGCATTGGTGAGCGGCTTGGCGCGGCACCGGCACCGCCATCCGTTCGGTGGGTAGGCCACCGACCAGGCCACATCGTCATGCCGGAAAACGCGGCCATTCATGGCTCGGTGTGCCGGGCGGGTACGGCTATCCAACACGGCCACGTACTGCCAGTAAGGGTGAGTGCCCGCCGAGTCCTTCATGCTCCGGTACCGGCCAGCCATGAAGGCGGTCTGCACGTTCTGCTCGTAGATCAGTTTCAGGCGACGTGGGCTGCCCAACTCGACAGGACGGCTTGAATCCGGGTGATAGGTCGTGATCTCGCCGGTTTCCTTGTCAATCGCCTTGCCCCACCAGCCTTTTGCTTGCAAGGTCGGCTTGAGCTTGTCGATGAACTGCTGGTAGCTCTCGCCCTTGGCCATTGCCTCCAGCAGCGCCTGGCGAATGTCCTCCAGCACGTCATAGCCCGCCGAACGGGCCACGGTAAAAGCTCGACGATGAGCCACCTGCCAAAGATCGCGCCATGAATCACTGACCTGCAGGCCCTTCGAGCGCAGGAACTCGACCGCCTGTTCAGGCGGCATCTTCATGGCGGCAAGGATGGTGGCCTGGTCGGTTCTCATCAGAAGTGCTCTTCGGTGGCCTTGTCGCTCAGTTGTTGGCGTAAGGCATAGCCCATCAAGGGCCAGATTTTTTGAATCGCGTTCTGGCGAGCGATCTTGCGACCAATCTCGGCATCGAAATTTTCAGGGCTCGCACAGGCGCTTTCCCCGGTCACGGTGAAACCATTACTGAGAACCAGCACGCAGAAGGTCAGCAAACCGAGCGGATGTCCTGGCATACCCGCAGAGGCTGCAACGAAATCATCATGTGCGGATGCACGCACGCCATCGGCGGCGGTGAAATAGTGTTCGCTGGCGATGTTGGCCTCGATGTCGGCAGGTGTAACGCGAGCTGCAGTCTTGCCTTTTGCCTGAATTTCTTGCTCGATAGCTTGGTCGTTCATGGTTTGCTCCTTTTAAAAAATCAGTCGTTGAGTTCCTGCTGTGCGCTATCAGCGCCGACCAGTTCGGCCACGAACATGGCGCGTGCGACGGCCTCAATCAGCACCAAGTCAGCCACCAGGGGGTTTTCGCTGGCCAGCAGCTCCAGGGCGGCATCGGCGGTGCCGACCTTGGCCAGGGCATCCAGGGCAGGCTTCAGCCAGGCTTCTACTTGAGGCTGAAAAGCGGCATCCAGATCGGCCAGGGCACCGTCGATGGCATCCTGATCGGCAAAAGCGACGACATCTGCGTTTTTGCCCGACTTCAGAGCGGCGCTCAAAGCGGCACGGGCTGCGGCCTTGCCCTTGTCGGTGGACTCTGGCTTGGCCTTGCCCTCGGTGGCCAGCACCGCTTCGTCGTCAGCGGGCTGGGGGATACGCAGGCGCTCATGCGCCCACTGCACCGGGATGCGCATGCCGACACCAACCAGTTTCGGCAGGCTGTCGGCGTAGGTCTTCAGGTCTTCGGCTTCCAAGGTGTCGAAAACCAGGCGCGGGCAGCGGCGAACGTCCGACCAGCCCTTGTTGATCGCCAACATGGGGTAGATCAGATCGCGGGTGATGGTGCCTGCAAGCTGTTTGCAGTCGCTGTCGCGGATGTCCAGGCGCACTTCATTGTGGACTTCGGCCAGGCCGGAACCGAGGCCGGTGGAGCCCGCGTCGCTGGTGAGCGTGCTGCCGGTGATTGCCTTGCTCTGGGTGCGTTCGCACCACTGGATCATCGACTCGAACGGTTTCTCGGAGCCTTTGGCCGCTTCCTGGAACTCGATGGCCATAGAGGCCGGAATGATGCCTGCCGCGTTGTGGCCAATGCCAGCGACCGCACGCCACAGCGTGGCCTTCTCCTCGGGCGTGGCCTGCGAGGGGAACTTGCCGATGCGCAGTGGCAGGCCGTAGATGTCCAGGAATTCGGCCAGATCACCCACCGAGAAGTGCTTGAACAGGTACGGCCAAACCAGCACGCGAGCCAAGCCCGAGCGGACGGTATAGCCCGACATGGCCTTGTGGACGTGCAGCATCCAGCCGAAGGCTTGCAACTGCTGGCCGTCAGGCGTGCTGTCACGCAGGCGCAGATCGGAGCGTGTGTCGCGGTCGAGCTGAAACCAGGTCTGAGGGCGGTGGTGGGCACGTTGAATCGTCCAGTCGCTGCCGATGCGCTGCCACTCCAGCTCCAGTGCCGAGAACCCGTGGCCGATGCCGTCCAGGGCATCGAACATCAAGTCCTCGAAGTCGCTCATGTCCTGCAGCAGCTCTTTGACATAGGCCGTGGCGTCTTCCTCTTCCTTGCTGGGGTTGCGCGGGGGCACGATGTCCCAGGACAGCTTGATCACCGCACGCTTGCGCTTGGACAGCTCGGAAAACACATGACCGTCGCGCTCCTCCATGTCGCGGAACAGCTCATGCTGGGCGATCAGATCGCCATGCTCGGCGGCTTCCAGGATGGTGTTCAACCTGGACGGGGTCAGACCGCGTGCGGGATGGCCCGCAACCTCACGATGCAGTGAGGCCAGGCGAGAGGTTTGAGGCAGGTCGAGTGACCCGCTCTCGATGGGTTGTCCGAACTGATCAACCAGCTTGGCCATAGTTGCGCTCCTTCAACCAGCTCCGAACCTTGGCAGGCAGGCGCTTGGTTACAAACTCGATGGTCACCGCGCTGGCCGCGATGCAAATACCAAAAAAGAAACCTTGAACGATCCACTCCAGCACGATCATGGCGGTCACCAATTCCCTCGACGGTCGAACTCCGGCGCATCAAGATCAGGCGCAGGCCGCATGAAATTGGTGCTGGTGGTTCGGCCTGATGAAATGCCGCCCAGCGGCACCTCGATGTACTCAATCACGCCACCGCCCTGGTTGGTAGCGAACCAGGCCAGGCACAGTGAAACGGCGGTGTCGCCGTGGCGCTGCTGGCCCTGGCCGGTCTTGGTCTTGCCCTCCGGGATGCGCGGAATGCCCTTGACCACGGTGATGGCCCGCAGATCGTCCAGCGTGTCGCGGTCTTTGGGCAGGCTCTCCAGCGTGCCGTCCTCAAACGCGGCCTTGAGCTTGGGCATGTTCTCCAGATACCAGTTCTGGGTGAGCATGACCTGGGCAATGCTGCTGGCTCCGTAGCGCTGCATGGCCACCTCGGCCAGGTACTGGCCGTTGCCTCGGGCGTCGAAGGCCCCATAGTTGAAGCGCGGCAGGCGGTCGATGATCCAGAAGACGATCTGCTCCTGCTGTTTGAAGGGCACGTTGCGCATTTCCAGCAGGAAGGGGCACACGCGCTGCAGGGCCTGCAGCTCCAGCAGCGGGGTCAGCACCGACAAGTCGCCCGTGCGCCCGAAGTCCAGGCCGATGCTGGTGCGGGCCGTCTTAGGCAAGCCGATCAGCAGCGGCGCAGCATGCGTGTCCAGCCACTCCTGGGCGTGCGCCTCGCGCACATGGTCTGCGAGCTGCTCGAAGCCCTGCGGGCAGGTGTAGCGCAGCACCGGGGCCTCTGCGGTCATGCGTGACTCGATCAGGGCACGGGACAGGTAAGCGCCGGAGCTGTTCGATGGCACGCAGTCCAGCTCCTCGGCATCGTTGGGCCGGTAGATGGCGCGGATTTCCTCGGCCCACGAAGCCTCGGCCTGCTGGCTCCAGGTGCGCTTGCTGGCGGCGAAGACGCGCTTGCACAGACCCTGCCCGATGGCCTCATCGAAGGTGATGCGGTGCAGGCTGTAGGGCTTCTTGCCCTCGCGCACGTCATTGACCAGTTCGTTGAACGGGTTGTCCACGCCGAAGTGGGTGCTGATGATGGAGACGCTGCCGCCCCAGATCAGCAGCGCGAAAGCTGACTTCAGCAGCTCGGGCAGGTCAGGGTGGAAAGCCGCCTCATCGATCACCACGCGGCCCTGCTTGCCGCGCAGGTTGCGCGGGCTGCTGGACAGCGCAGTGATGCGGTTGCCGGAGGCAAAGTTGATGCGGTAGGCCAGGATGTCGCGGTCTTCGTCCTCGACCACGATCTGCTCCATCGCCTCGGCGGCGATCTGGTAGTGACCGGCCCACCAGGCGCAGTCGCGGATGAACTCCTGCGCCATGTCCTGCGAGTAGCCGAGATACCAGGTGTCCTGACCGCCTTGCTTGGCCGCTTCCAGCGCCGAGTTGGCGGCTTCACCCCATGACAGACCGACACGGCGCGACTTCTCGCAGACCTTCACCTGGGCGCGGTCAGCGATCCACTTCTGCTGATAGGGGAGCAAGACGGCAGAGGACATATCAGCGGCGCTTCTTCAAGGGCAGGCGCTTGGCGATGTTGCGGCGCTTGATCGCCTGGCGCTTGATGGTGGCGTTGTTTCCCTTGCGACGGCCCAGCACGCGGCTCGCGCTCGGTGCGATGGGTGTCCACAGGAAGCGTGGAAAAAAGCCGCCGAACATGGCGGTGATGGCGGGAATGAGGCGGTTCATCATTCGGCGATCCCCAGAATGCGGCGCTTGATCTGCTCGACCGCGTCGTCGGTCAGGCCCACGCTCTTGGCTGCGATACCAGCTTCCTTGGCTGCTTCTTCGAGTGCCTGTTTGCGGGCTTCCATCTGCCAGCGCTTTTGCGCCACGGATGCCTTGCCCAGCTCGGCCACGGCGCGGGCCAGCTTTGCCAGATCAACGGTGTCGGGATCGACGTTGATCTCCATGAGGATGCCGAACATCTTCTCCTGAGTGAGGCGTACCAGGGCGTCATTCACCGCACCATCGTCGTCGGGCGAAGCCTGCACCACGGCGCGGGCCTGCTCGGTGACCATGCGCAGGGTCTTGAGGCGTTCCTCGAACTCCTGGCCATAACGGTGCAGGCCCGTCTTGCTGATTTCGCAGCCGCGCTTCTTCAGCTCGGCAGACAGCAGCTCATACTGGCTGAAGTTGTTTTGCACCAAAGCCTGGTCAAGCCAGGCTTTCATGTCGGCAGGCAACTGTTCAACCTTGGATCGGCGAGGCATGGCGGGTCACCAGTACTTGTTGGGACGGGCGATGCCTGGCTCGCAGGGCACGGTGTACTCCACCACGTCCATGCCGTAGCGGTCGAGCTTGCAGAACCACTGCGGCTGCAGCTCGCGGCCCGTGATGGTGATCAAGTCCCGCTCGGCTAGGTAGTCCAGGTTGCGGCGCAATTCGAGCTGGGTGAGGTCGGGCATCATCGGCGTGATCGCCGAGAACACCACCTGCTCGCTGGCACCGACAGGCTGCGCAGAGTTGAGGGCCAGCAGAATCAGCCAGCGCAGGTTCTCGCGGCGGGCTTTTTCGAGGTCTGGGGTCATACAGACTTCTCCATGAGACGTTCAATTCGGGTGCCAATGGCGTCGAGCTTGGCGTTTAAGACGGTTTCAAAGCGGATCGCGTCCTCGCGGCGCTGGTACTCCAGGGGGAGCTTGGCCAGCGTTTCATTGAGCGCGGATTCGATGCGGCTCACGCGGTCGTTCTGGTGGTCGATGCGTGAATCGATCTGCTTGATCAGCACCATGCCGAACGTGGCCAGCGTGCTGATAAAGCCCAGCAGCAGCCCTACGAGGTGCCAAAGATCAACTTGGATGGTCATGCCAGCCCTCTCTTTTGTTGTTGTTCCAGCCGTGACTGGCAGTTGATACAAAGCCGCACACCAGGCACGGCCAGTTGTCGTTCCGCAGGGATAGCGGCCCCGCATTCCTCGCACTCGCTCAGGCTCTCGCGTGCGAGCTGCGCATCCCGAGTGCGGCGCATGGCTGCCAGGGCGTCTTCTCGCTGGTTTGCCTCCAGGGCTTCGGCGCGGTCGGCGATGTCAGCCATGCTGGTAGTTCCCCCGGCCAAACAGGCACACCGCCCAATACATGAGGACGCGCCGCCACCTGGGGACACCCAACACTTCCATCGCTTCCAGGAAAACCCGGTCGGCGTAGGCTTTGCAGCCGATGCCTTGCTCATAGAGGTAGTCATGCACGATGGCCGCTTTGGCATATCGACCATGCGGCGGGAAGATGGCCCAAAGCAGGCGCGGCACACTGGCCAGGTCTGTGACCGTCCCTGCGGGTATGCGGATCACCGCATCGCTCGGAAAAGCGCCCACATGAAATTCAAACGGGGTGAGTAGCTGCCACTGATAGTTGTCCAGCATCCGCAGGTCAGCAGGCGTGGTGAAGGCGCTCATCGGGTCACCTCCTGCTGGGCGCGAGCCCACTCCTGCAGGGCCTTCAGTTGCTCTGCGTTGGCGTGGCAGGTGGCGTAGTTGTCGGCAACGGTGGCGGCAACGTCTTGAGCGGTAACGGCGGCTGCATCAACACGCTTGGCGGGGTCGGGAAGCTCGCCTTGGGCTGCGGCATCGTGGAACACGCGGAAGCCACCAGGCAAAGCGCAAGCAGCGGGATCAGACGGGTTGGGGACATGGATCGGAACCTCTTTGACGATGTCGTTGCCGCGCTCGCGGACAACCTGGATGCGGTCGACGTACTTCGTGACCACCTGAGTGGTGGCCTCGGCCTGCGCGACCTCGGTGCGGGCAGCCTGGAGCGTGGTGGCGCTCTTCTCGGCATCCCACTTGGCCTGCACGCGCTGTTCGCCGAATTGGCAGCCGCCAATGGCCAGCGAGGCCGCGATTGCGGCCAGAGCGATCAGTCGCCAGGGCAAGGCACCCAGCACGCTCAATGCGGTGGAGATCACTGGGCACCTCCGGTGCTGTCGTCAGGGCGCTTGCCGTACTTCAGCGAGAGGAACTTACTGGCGGTCGTGGCACCTGCCACGCAGCCCAGGTAGGCCCACCAGACTTCGACGTTGGTATTGCCAGCCCAGGCCATCTTCAGGAAGGCTGCGGTCGCTGCCGCATAGCCCACATTGGCCCAGAGCTTGGTGTGCGAGAGGGATGCGCCGCTCGCGTCAGTGATCAGGTCACGCAGCTTCATGCGACGGCACCTCCCGGAACTTGGCCTTTTACGAGCTGCGCCAGGGAGAGGCCGCCCGTGTATTGGAAATGGGCGAATTCACGGAAGCTGACCCAGCGGCCAGCCCACTCCAGGCCCACCGACTCACCAATCTTGCCGATGCGCTCCCACAGGTCTGCATCCTGGCCAGAGGTGCCCCAGACGGGCTTGCCAGCGCGAAGCGGCACCACATCAAAGGCCACGCGCCAGTTATGGAAGCTCTGGCCAGGCTTGGCGTTGGTCACGCGCTTGCCGGGTGCGGTGCGCCCTTGTGCGTACAAAGCCGCCTGGCTGTCCAGGTCGCGGTACGTGGAGGTGATGAGGATGTCGATGCCCTGTTTGCCGCAAGCGTCGAGGAACGCTTGTGCCCGAGCGCGGACGGGCGGCAGGAGATCGGAGAGGGAGCGTGAATTGACCATGCCGCCATGTTGGCGAGCCGGTCAGTTTTCAGCGATTAAAGCGCTTTAGAACTTCGGTGGACTTAAAGCAGGCTGGCCTGCTTGGAGGCGCGGTCAGCAGCCAAGCCGCGCTTGACGATGTTGCGCACCTGCATCTCGGACAGGCTGTATTCGTGGGCCAGCTTGTGATAGTTGCGCCCATCGAACTTGTCGTAAATCTCGCGGTCGCGCTGCGACAGCTCGAAGCGCAGGCCACGCGGGATGTACTGCTGCACACCGCCGATCTCGGTGCGGATCGACTCGGCGATGTCGAAGGCCGCGACCTGGGCCTGCGCATGCGGCAGGCCATGCTCGACCAGCTTGCGACCGATGATCTGGCCCATCTGTTCGAGCAGCTCGGGGTATTCGGGTGGGAAGTCCAGGATAAAGGGCTGGTTCATGACGTGCCTCCGCTTTCTGTTGTTTTCTTGAGGGCCTCCCAGGCGTCGAGCATGGGATCAAAGGTGTGTCGAACTTGAGCATGACTGATCAGGCCACTCAGCTTGCCCAGCTCTTCAGCCGGGAGCTGGATGTCTCCGGCGTTGATCGAACTGGCCAGGCGTTGGGCCATGTCTTTGACCTGGTCGGGCAGGTAGCGCATCGACCACTTCTTCAGGGTCTCGATCAGGGTCTCGGCCTGCTCGCCGCTGATCCACTGCAAGGCGTCGACTTTCGTGATGCGTTTGACGTAGGCTGCCAGCGATTCCTCGGATGGGTTGCGCACGGCTCCGAGCTGGTGCAGCAGCAACCACAGGGCGCGGATTTTGCGGCTCTCAGCATCCTGCGCGAGCTGGCGTGAGGGTTGGGCCTTGCCTTGCCCACGAACGCGCTGCTGGCCCGGTTTGGCGGTCTTGGAGCGGGGTTTGAAGCCCAGCTTCTTCAGGTGGTCGAGGTAACGCTTGCGGCCTGTCCAGTCCAGGTCGGCGGCGCTCTTGACCTGGCACACAGACCAGAGCAGCGAACGATGATCGTCGTCGGTCATGCCCAGCTCCTGCACGGCGATGTGAATCTGGGCCAGCTCACGGCGGCGGATGTCCTGCGCGGATGCGGGTTTCATGATGGCTTTCTCCAATTCAAAAACTCTTTCAGCAGCACCGCGTCGGCACTGTTGAAAAAGCCCCGGTCAGGCCCAACATCCGACCGGGGAAACGGCTGGCAACTGCCGAAAAAATAGCCATTCGTTTAGCTGTCCAATAAGGCGAGCATGAGCAGCAAGGCGACAACCGGGTGCCCGCTGAACAAAGCCCAAACCAGGACACAGAAAACGATCACACTCATGCCTCGAATTCATCGCCGCCAGGGACAGCGAAAGGCATGCGGTAGCGATTTCCGTCTTCGTCTTCTTCAATTGCAGGCGGACATACCGTGTTCCACCATTCCCGCTTGGTCATCAAGCGAAAGCCTTCCGGCATGTCGTTTTTCACGAAATCGGCAACGACCTGACGAATCTCGGTTTCAGTGGGATAGCGGCCTTTTCCCATGCCAACAGTTGCCACTCCTGACATTTCTCCGTTGGTCACGCTGATCTTCAGTTCGACCTCGATGGGGGCTTGAATCTTCATGCTGCGACTCCTCACACCGCTGCCACGTCGAGACTGATCGGGCGGTATTGATCGGTGTTGCCGATCCGCTCGTAGAAGCGCACGTA